AATGGCTAAACAAAAATTCACGCATTTTGTACCTAGAGATAAGCCACCCAAAAGGCCTAGAAGACACAAAAAGCGATTGAATAAATCAGAAAAAAGATCATATAAAAAATATAACAAACAAGGACGAGGATAACATGAGTGAGATAATCGGAGAGAATACATTTCTAAAACTAAGACAACAAAAAGATCAAATGAAAGCTGAGTTAGAGCAAGTTAAAATCCAAAGAGATATTGCTCTTAGAAAGCAAAAGAAATTAGAAGATGCTGTAAAACAATTAAGAAAGTTGGTAGAGGGTGGAAAATAAAAGACCCAACTTCTATCCGAATGGCGAAGTTATAGATTATAAACTTCCACAAACATTTACTAAAGCACTAAAGGGTGCATCTTGTGGAGATTGTTATTTATACAGTAACAAATGGTCATTCTGTGGTAAGTATATGGCTAAGGGTGTTAAAGATACTTATGTTTGCCACTCATGGAGAAAAAGACATTTTAAAAGATAAAACTATAAATTTTAATTGTTGTGTGATATTTATGTCACATGGCTAAATATAAAGGTAGAACTGTTAAACTTAACAAACCCATGCGTGGAGATGTTAAGAAGTTTAAAGTTTTTGTAAAAAATCGTAAGACAGGCAAAGTAGTCAAAGTTAATTTTGGCTCTAAAGAACTATCTATTAAGAAAAATATACCAGCGAGAAAAAGATCGTTCATGGCGAGATTTAGACCAATTCTAAACAAGGCTAAAAGATCAGGTAAGCAACTAAACACAACTCCTGTTTATTGGGCAGTTAAATCATGGCAAAAAGGGTTTAAGGTATGATTGACAGATGGTTATATACATTCTTTGGCTGGATAGACTCATGGTTTTTTTGGGTAGATAAACAGTTTGTAAAGCCTAAGAAAAAAAGAAAGAAAAAAGATAAGCCTGAAGATTGGAGTGGTATCGTATGAGAGACACTAAAGCATTGGATAGATTTACTGAACAAAGTATTAAAAAACACAAAGAGATGGAATTATTTAGAAAATTAAAAAAAGAAGTTAATTATGGTGCGAATGGCACTCAAAAGTATGTTATAAAAAAAGGTATTAATAAAGGTAAGGTTGTATAATGAAATTAACACCAGAGCATAATACTATGTTAATAGGGTTATTAGGTACAATTCTCTTAGGAATATTCTCTTGGGCTTTAATGACTATTGTTCAATTAGAAGTTCATATTGCTATGCTGACAGAAGAAATAATGAATGTTGATAAACAGATCGGAAGAATATACAATCACATAGATAGACTTACAAGCAAATGAAATTTATTTTAGCCTTTAGCATATGTTCAGCAATTACAGGTTACTGTAATAATACAATGACACTTCCTACTAAATTTGATTCATGGTCAGAATGTGTAGGTGCTGGTGGTAAATTAATACAATCTTTTTCAGTTGAAATGAAAGATAGAATTGAAGAAAGAAAATTATATATGAATTATTTTTGTAATGAAAATCACTCTAACAAAACCCCAACTTAAAGTTAGTTCATCAAAAGCAAGATTCAGAGTTCTTATTTCAGGTCGTAGATTTGGTAAGACTTATTTAGCTGTAACTGAAATGATGAAATATGCTTGTCAGCCAAACAGAAGAATTTGGTATGTAGCACCTACATTTAAAATGGCCAAAGAGATCGTATGGTCTACTCTTAAAGAAATGCTTAATCAGTTTAATTGGATTGAGGATATTAACGAAACAACAATGACAATTACTATTAGGCAATCCAATAGTACAATCTCACTAAAAGGTGCAGATAATTATGATTCACTTCGAGGTACAGGATTAGACTTTTTAATTTTAGACGAATTTGCAGATATAGATAAACGAACTTGGTATGAAGTATTAAGGGCATCTGTATCAGATAGATTAGGTCATGTATTATTTTGTGGTACTCCAAAAGGTTATGGTAACTGGTCATATGAACTTTACCTTAAAGGAAAGCAAGATGATGATTGGGAGTCTTTTCAATTTACTACAATACAAGGTGGTATAGTTAGTCCTGAAGAAATAGAACAAGCTAAACAAGATATTGATATTAGAACTTTTAGACAAGAGTTTGAGGGTACATTTGAAAACTATGCTGGTGCAGTTTATTATAATTTCCACCCTGTAGATAATGTTGTTAAGAAACAAATAGATTGGTCTAAACCTTTACACATAGGAATGGACTTTAACGTAGACCCAATGTCAGCTTGTGTTGGGCAAATAGAAAAAGATAAAGTTTATTTTTTAGATGAGATAATAATTTATGGCTCAAATACTGATGAAATGGTGCAAGAAATACACGATAGATATGGTACTAAAATGCAAATCTTTATTTACCCTGACCCAGCATCTAAACAAAGAAAAACATCTGCTGGTGGACGAACTGATTTAAGCATATTACAAAATGCTGGTTTTAAAGTTAAAGTTAAACATAAACACCCAGCAATTAGAGATAGGGTCAATGCTGTTAATAGTAGACTAAAAGATTCTAATGGCGAAAGACATATTTTTGTTTCACAATCTTGCAAAACCTTGATAAAAGGTTTACAAAGACAAATATACAAGGAGAATACAAATATTCCTGATAAGGAAGATGGATTCGATCATATGAATGATGCTTTAGGTTATATGATTGATTATTTAAAACCATTAACTACTCAGGCTGTTTATTCTCCACCAACAAGATGGGCAATTAAATAATTATGGCATACACCAGAGATCAAGCTACAGAAGTACATAAGGATTATCAAGAAACAGTTAATAATTGGGAGTACTATATTAGATCGTATAATGGTGGCTATGATTATATGACAGGTCAATATCTAAACAGATATAATTTAGAACTTGATAACGAATTTAATCAAAGACTTGCAAACACTCCATGTGATAATCATTGTAAAAACATCATTCAAATTTATTCATCATTTTTATTTAGAGTTAGACCGAGCAGAGACTTTGGTTCATTAGCTGATGAGCCTAGTTTACAAAACTTCTTAAAAGATGCTGACTTAGAGGGTAACAATTTAAACTCAGTAATTAAACAAGCACAAAACTACGCATCAATCTATGGTCATTGTTTTATGATTTTAGATAAGCCTAATGTAACTACAAACACTAGAGCAGAAGAATTAGATCAAGATATTAGACCATACTTATCAATCGTAACTCCTGAGAATGTTTTAGATTGGAACTTTGAAAGACAACTAAATGGTAAATACGAATTAAACTATTTAAAAGTTAGAGAAGAAGTTGATAGACAAGGTGGTACATACATGAGAATTTGGTACAACGATAGAATTGATACTATCTATATGCCACAAAGAGAAGAACCTAGATTGATAGATACTGTTGATAATATGATTGGTAAAATACCAGCAGTTATTTTGTACAATGCTAAATCTCACAAAAGAGGCATTGGCCAATCTGATTTAACTGATATTGCTGACTTACAAAAATCTATCTACAATGAATATTCTGAAATGGAACAATTAATCAGATTAACTAACCACCCATCATTAGTTAAAACTCCAAGTGTCAATGCGAGTGCTGGTGCTGGTGCTGTTATTGAAATGCCTGATGAATTAGAGCCAAACTTAAAACCATATTTACTACAACCATCTGGCCAGAACTTACAAGCTATTATGGACTCAATAAATAACAAAGTTGAATCTATAAATAGAATTGCACACACAGGTGCTGTAAGAACTACTAAAACAAATATTAGTTCAGGTGTTGCATTACAAACTGAATTTGAATTATTAAATGCTAGACTATCTGAGAAAGCTGATAATCTACAAATCGCTGAAGAACAATTATTTAGAATATATGCTTTATTCCAAAATGCTAAATTTGATGGAGAAATAAATTATCCTGATAGTTTCAATATTAGAGATTATGCAACTGATCTAATGTTCTATCAACAAGCTAAAGCAATCAATGTACAATCTCCAACATTATCAAAAGAAATTGATAAAGAAATTGCTAGAGCAGTTGTTGATGATGATGAAAAGTTAAATCAAATATTTGATGAGATAGAAATTAAATCAGAAGTTGGAGAATTTACTCAAGACGAAGTTGTCCAAGAAGATCAAGAAGTAGCACAAGAGCAGAT